AGGAGGACATAAAAAATGGCTATATCAAGACAACAACTAGCAAAAGAGCTAGAGCCAGGTCTAAATGCATTATTTGGACTTGAGTACAAAAACTACGAAAATCAACATACAGAGATTTTCGACGCAGAAACATCAGACAGAGCTTTTGAAGAAGAAGTAATGTTAGGTGGATTTGCACAAGCAGCGGTTAAACCAGAAGGTTCTGGTGTATCGTATGACCAAGCGAACGAAAGCTTTACAGCTCGTTACTCTCACGAAACTGTCGCTCTCGCTTTCTCTATCACTGAGGAAGCTGTAGAAGACAATCTTTATGACAGCATCGCTAAACGTTATACTAAAGCACTAGCAAGATCTATGGCTAACACGAAGCAAATCAAAGCAGCAAACGTTCTTAACAATGGTTTCGCTACTGCAAATGGTGGAGATGGAAAAGCCCTTATGGCTGACGATCACCCTACTATTTCCGGTTCAACGCAAACTAATGAGTTAGCTACGTCTTCTGATTTAAGTGAAACTTCACTTGAGCAGGCTATGATTGACATCGGTAACTTTAAAGATGAAAGAGGCTTAAAGATTGCAGCAAGAGGTATGAAACTAATTATACCTTCAGCGCTACAATTTACAGCTGAAAGAATCTTAAAGTCTACTGGACGTGTTGGGACTGCTGATAATGATATCAATGCACTATCTTCTAAAGGAATGATTTCACAAGGTTATGTGGTTAATAATTTCTTAACAGATGATGATGCTTTCTTTATCAAAACTGATGTTCCTAACGGACTAAAACACTTTACTAGAGCAGCAATTAAAACTGCTATGGAAGGTGATTTTGATACTGGAAACATGAGATATAAAGCAAGAGAAAGATACAGCTTCGGCTTTTCTGACTGGCGTGGTATCTTTGGTTCACCAGGTGCTTAATCATTAGATTAAGACTAAGATATTAAGGGGGCTTCGGCCCCCTTTTTATTTGCATATTCTTATTTAAAAGCGTATAATTCAACCACTGCATAATTAAAATTAGTTAGTATAGACTCGTGCAGTGGACTTTCTCAAGACTATATTAACGGAAAACGGAGACAAAATATGGGTAATACAACTTATTCGGGTCCTATAAGATCCGAAAGTACAATTAAAACTATCAGTAAAAATGCATCTACAGGAGCAGTTACTGAAATTATAACTATGGGTGACGCACCTGTTGCATTAGCAGATGAAAACAAAACTCTTGATGCTGCAACACACAGTGGTAGAACACTTGTAGTTCCTGCACTAGCAGCTAATAGAACTATAACTTTACCGGCACCAGTTGCTGGTCAAAGCTATAAACTTATTTATGGCGGCGCAGCAGAAGAAGCAGAGAACCTAATAATCATAACACCTGGAAATACTAATTTCTTTATTGGTGGTCTTGTTCATATAGATTCAAATGCTGATAGCTTATCTGTTTATTCTGATGGAAACTCTAACTCAAGTTTAACTCTTACAGACTTTGGTTTGTTTGAAATTAACATTTTAGCTAAAGATAGTACTAACTACTATATTTGGGGTTACCAAGAAGGTGCAGACGTACCTGCATTTGCAGACCAATAATAATAATTAATGTGGGGCTTCGGCCCCACATGTTTCTTAATTAAGGAGGGAAACAAATGGCGGATACAGTAACAATAGCAACACTTCAAGAAAATGATAAACGTGTTGTAAGAAGTGTAGTAGTACAATCGGACGGATCAGGTGGTACTTCTCTACTTGTAGATGTTTCAGCATTAACAGCTAACAGTCAAGGTGATACTTGTACAACAGTATCATTACAAAGACTTTGGTTTTCATGTAGTAATGGTAATGGTTTTGATGCGTATGCACGTATAGATCAAGAAGACTCAGACGGTGATATTCCTATTCTAGGTTTAACTCAAGCTGGTTATTGGGATTTTAGAGAGTTTGGTGGTATACCGGCAAACACTACTTCAAACAGTAATCAATATGATGTTAATCTTGTAGTACCTGGAGAAGCTGATGCAGGAAACATGTATACGGTTGTAGCAGAGTTTATTAAAAATTATTAATAGGAGTAGCATATGCCTAACACTACTTCAGGAACAGCAACGTTCGACAAAACATTTTCTATAGAAGAAGTTATCGAAGAAGCGTATCAACGTGTTGGTATAGATCAACTTACTGGTTATCAATTGAAATCAGCTAGGCGTTCTTTAAATATAATGTTTCAAGAATGGTCTAATAGAGGATTACATTATTGGGAATTAAAAGAAACCAATATTGATTTAATTGAAAACCAAGCTGAATATCATTTTTTTAGAAGTGCCGCAGATGATACAACTGATTCTAATCGTGCACAAGCAACTACTAATCAAATTGATTCTACTATTTTTGGTATGGACGATGTGTTAGAGGCAACCTTTAGAACAAATAGAACAGCATCTACACAATTAGATATATCTTTAGCTAAAATTAGTAGATCAGAATATTCTGCCTTGTCTAATAAATTACAATCAGGTCAACCAACTCAATACTATGTACAAAGGTTTATAGATAGAGTTACAGTAACTGTTTATCCGGTACCTGATTCTACTTCAGCTTCTGCTGATTTACATTTATATTATGTTAAGAAAATAGAAGACGTTGGTGATTATACAAATGCAAGTGATGTACCTTATCGTTTTGTTCCTTGTATGGTATCAGGTCTTTCTTATTACTTAGCTCAAAAATATAACCCACAGTTAGTAGGGCAAAATAAAATGTTGTATGAAGAAGAGTTAAATAGAGCTTTAACTGAAGACGGTTCTTCTACTAGCACTCACTTAGCACCAAGGATGTACAATGGGTAATTTTTCATCAGGTAAAAAATCACAAGCAATTTCTGATAGAAGCGGAATGGCTTTTCCATATAATGAAATGGTAAAAGAATGGAATGGTTCATTAGTTCATATATCTGAATTTGAATCTAAACATCCACAAATAGAACCTAAACAAAGCACTGTAGATTCACAAGCTTTAAAAGATGCAAGGCCAGATAGAACTGAAACTGCTGTACCTAATTTATTAAAAGCAAATTCTTTTAAAACAGGAACTGCTGGCACTAGTGCTGTAACAGTAACTGAAATAGCACATGGTAGATCTAGTAGTGATACAGTTAGATTTTATGGCGCAGAAAGTTTTGATGGTATTACAGCAACTAATATAAATAGAGCTGCTGGGTACACAATTACTGTAGGGGACACAAACACATATACATTTACAGTAGCAACAGATACCGCAACAACCGGTAGTATTAATGGAGGGGGTGTTCGGTCTTACGCTGGACCAGCAACTATAGTAGCATGACAACATACGCAGAACTAACACAACAAATATTAGATTATACTGAAACAGATGATAATGTTTTAACGTCAACTATTAATAATGATATTATAGAGCATGCAGAATCTAGAATATTTAGAAACGCTGATTTAGATGTATTTAAAAAATATAAAACTGCATCCTTGACGTCAGGTGATGCTTTTGTGGCAATGCCTGGATCTACACCACAGACTTTTGCTTTTATTAGATACGTACAAATATTTGGTGCTGACAATGTTCGTATATCCTTAGAAAAAAAAGACAGTTCTTTTATGAACGAATTTTTACCAAATAGAACTACTACTGGAACACCTAAATACTATGCAAATTGGGACAATGATACAATAATACTTGCCCCAGCTCCGGATGCAGCATATACTGTGGAACTAGCGTATAATGCGCAACCCACAGGACTATCTTCAAGTAATACTACAACTTGGATTAGTACAAATGCACCAGAGATGTTGCTTTATGCCTGCCTCGTAGAAGCTTTTAAATTTTTAAAAAATCCACAAATGGTTCAAATGTATGAATCATATTATAAACAAGCTTTACAACCTTTTGTTGGTGAGCAGATGGGTAGAAGAAGAAGAGACGAATATATGGATGGAGTACCTAGAATAGCTATTCCTTCTGAGAACCCTTAAGGAGAATATATATGGCTAATATAATTAGTAATGTTTTTAAAGACCAGTTGTTAAAAGGCAACCACAATTTTCAATCAGGTGGTGACACTTATAAACTAGCTTTATATACTTCATCAAGAACAGCCGCAGCAACTGATGCTGTATTTAATACAACTAATGAATCAAGCGGCAATGGTTATACTAGTGGCGGCGGCACCTTAGTTAATAGTGGTGTTACTGGAGGTTCTTCAGCAACAACTGCTTTTATAGATTTTAATGATTTATCCTTTACCACTATTTCAACAACTGCGCGGTTCGCGCTTATCTATCAATCAAGTGGTGGTGCAAATAGTGCTAGCGCTAATGCAGTTTGTTGGTTAGATTTTGGCGGAGATTTTACAACTACTGCAGGAACTTTTACAATACAATTTCCAGCAGCAGGAACAAGTACAGCAATCATAAGATTGGCATAAGGAGACTAAATGGCGTTAGTACTTAACGAACGAGTCAAAGAGACCACAACCACTACCGGCACCGGTGCGTTATCCCTGGGTGGAGCACCAACTGGTTTTGAAACTTTTGCTGCAGGTATTGGTAATTCTAATACTACTTACTATGCAATTTTTCACGCAACTGCAGATGAGTTTGAAGTAGGTCTTGGCACCCTAGACGGTGACAGTTCTGATCTTACCCGTACGACTGTATATGCGAGCTCTAACAGTGATAGTGCCGTTAACTTTTCTGCTGGTACGAAAACAGTATTTTGTACTATGCCCGCGGCGCGGTCCGTATTCCTGGACGCAGACGGTGACGTTACCCTAGGCGCTAATTTAGACGTTGGTGGTAATCTAACGGTAACTGGTACAACAACCTTTAACGGTGGCACCCTAACTCTTGGTGATGCTAACACCGACAACATTGTTTTTGGTGGTGAAGTTGATTCCGATATTATTCCTGATGACGATGGTACTTTTGACTTAGGTAGTGCATCTAAAGAATGGCAAGATTTATTTATTGATGGTACAGCAAACATTGATTCACTAGTTGCAGATACTGCAGACATTAATGGTGGTACTATTGATGGTGCAATTATTGGTGGTGCAAGTGCAGCAGCCATAACAGGTACAGCGATTACCGGAACTAGTTTTGTTATTGGTTCTGCAGATATTAATGAAACAGAGCTAGAAACTATTGATGGTGTAACTGCAGGAACTGTAGCAGCTTCTAAAGCTGTGGTAGTAGACTCCGATAAAGACATTTCAAGTTTTAGAAACGTAACAGCAACTACATTTATAGGAAACATAGACGCGGTAGACGGTGATTTTGACGGAACACTAGAAGCTGATGCAATTACAGTTGCCGGTGTTGCACTTGCAACATTTGTAAGAGATACAGTTGGTAATAACATGGTATCTAGTAATACTGAAACTGGTATTACGGTTACTTATGACACCTCAAATGATAATTTAGATTTTGCAATTAACGCTGCACAAACCACTATTACTTCTTTATTAGCAACCGATATAAAAATAGGTGAAGATGATCAAACAAAAATAGATTTTGAAACAGCTGATGAAATACATTTCTACGCAGCTAATGTCGAGCAAGTTTATTTAGGTGACAATATATTTGGACCACAATCTGACAGTGATGTTGATCTTGGATCAACTGGAGTTAGATGGAAAGATGCTTTTATAGACACAGTTACAACTACAGGTGATTTAACTGTTGGTGGTAACTTTACAGTTAACGGCACAACAACAACTGTCGCTACAACTAATATGGTGGTAGCAGACAATTTAATAGAATTAAACAACGGTGCAAGTTCCAATAGTAATGACTCAGGTATCGTAATAGAGCGTGGCTCTACAGGTGACAATGCTATATTTATGTGGGACGAAAGTGCTGACACATTCGTGTTAGGTACAACCACGGCTACCGGATCGAGCACCGGTAATTTAAGTGTCACTGATGGTGCACTACAAGCTGGCTCATTGGATATTTCCGGTAACGTTGATATTGATGGTACACTAGAAACAGATGCCCTTTCTATAGCTAGCACCGCAGTAACTTCTACCGCTGCAGAACTAAATTTATTAGACGGGATTACCGCAGGAACTATTTCAGCTTCATTAGCTGTAATTGTGGACGCAAACAAAGATATAACAGGTTTTAG